CAGGAGGCCGTCGACGTCATGACGCGCACTCTGGCTGATCAGATCGCAAGGAATTCCCGATGACCCCTGAGGACCATATCGATGCCGTGCTGCAGCACTTGGCCGGCGGCCGCGTCTTCCCCGACGTGGCGCCGCTGAACACCGAGCGGCCGTTCATCACCTACCAGGCGGTGGGCGGCGCGCCGATCAACCTGCTCACCGGCGAGAAGCCGGAGAAGCAGCCGCATCGTATGCAGGTCAACTGCTGGGCCGCGCATCGCGTCGAGGCGTCCGAGCTCGGCATGCTGGTCGAGGACGCTCTGCGCTCCGCCGGCGCCGCGCTGCAGACCGAGGTGGTGACCGGCCGGGTCGCGACCTATGACGAAGAGACCGACCTCCGCGGGACCATGCAGGACTTCCAGATTTTCTGCTGATCCGAGCCAGTTTTACACCAAGCCGCTCCCGAGAAATCCGGAGCGGCTTTTTCTTTGCCCGGCTTCCGGGCCCTTTACCTGAAAGGCCGATATGCAATTGCCAAACAACATCGCGTTCGCAGTGGCGACCGCGTTCGCTACCGCCGTCAGCATCACCGCGGCGACCAACGCGGCGGAAGCCGTGTGCAGCGCCACCAACACTTTCGCCGTCGGCGACTTCGTCGAATACACCGGCGGCTGGAGCAAGGCCAACGGTCGCGTGTTCCGCGTGAAGCTGGCCACCGGCACCTCGTTCACCCTCGAGGGCCTGGACACCACCGACACCAGTCTGTTCCCGGCAGGCGCCGGCACCGGCACCGTGCGCAAGGTCACCACCTGGGTGCCGATTACCGGCGTCACGGCGGCCGAAGTCTCGGGCGGCGATGGCAAGTTCGTCGAAGTCCCGCTGCTCGACACCGACATGCCCGTGAATTTGCCTGACGGATTCACCGGCACCACCGTCACCCTGACGATCGCGGATGAAAAAGGCGCCGCGCACCACGCTGCCCTCAAGGCGGTGTCGGACGGTGTCAAGTTGAGCTGCCTGCGCGGCATCCTCCCAGGCGGCGCTGTCCTGCTCTATGCCGGCTACTGCTCGTTCAACGAGTCGCCCAGCCTGGCCAAGGGCAGCGTGATGGCCGTGCGCGCCGTGTTCTCGCTGCAGAACAAGGTCGTCCGCTACTAAACCTGTTGCCAGCTGGCGCCGAATGGTCGGCGCTGGCCTTCCCAGCCCGCGGGGTAGCGCCTCGCGGGTCTTTTTTTACTCCTCTCGAAAGAAAATCATGGCAAAAGCATCCAAGATCATCCTCGGCAAGCGCCCGAAGAACTTCACGAAAACCGTCACCTTCGACATGCTGACGGGCGGCGAAGGCTGCGTCGAGATCACCTATAAGTACCGCACCCGGTCGGAGTTCGCGGCGTTCTACGACGACTTCCAGGCCAAGCTGAAGGCCAGCGCGGATGCCGAAGTGGCACGCATGAAGGCGGCCGAGGAAAAGGCCAAGGAAGCGGGCCAGCCCGCGCCAGAGTTCTCGATCACCCAGGAAAACATCACCAGCCGCCAGGCCGAGGTGCACATCGAGTTCATCATGGGCTGTGTCGAAGGCTGGAATCTCGACGTGGCCTTCGACCGCGATGCCGTCGCCGAGCTGGTCGACACCCTGCCGGCCGGCGCCAAGGCGATCATCAGCGACTATCGCGTCGCGATCGACGAAGGCCGCCTGGGAAACTAAGGCAGGTCGCCACCGTCATGTATGAGGCCGAGCCGAGCGAGGCCGATCTGGCGGTGGCGGGCCTGACCCTCGCGGACCTGGTAGCGGATCCTGTTGAGGTCTGGCCTGAGAACTGGAGCGCGTACAGCGTTTTATGCGCCATGGATACACAGTGGCGCATCGGAATGGCCGGGCCGACCGGTCTGGACTATGCGGCGTTACCAGTAGCGCTGCGAATCGCCGGCGCGCCGCGCGCTGAATGGAGCCAGGTGATGGGTGACGTGAAGGTTATGGAAGGCGCCGCTTTAAGAGCGATGCGCAGCAAGGGCTGATGAATGGACGATAAAGAAGAGATTGCAGTGCGCATTGCCAACGCCGTGCTTGTTGCGTCGATTGGTCTCAGCTTATTTCTGAGCTGCGCTGGACTCTCGATGCTTGTCCCGGCCGTCAGGAAGCTGGCGTCGCTGTGAGAGTGAAGGGGGTATCGATTCGATACCCCCTTTGATTAGCCTGAATTCCTTGGCGGGCGCTGCTTTCGACTCCGTATCGTTTCAGCCAGAGCTTCGATCCTCTTCGTAAATTGCGACTCGATGTCATTGGCGCCATGAATGACGGCGCTGGCGTCTGCAATGAAGCCGCGAAGCTCCTCTTCGGCAGCGCGGCTGGTGACGTGAGGGAGGAGCTGTTCGCATACCGCCCGAAGGTTAAGTGCAAAGAGCGTTGTCTGTGCCTGCTCAGTCAGCTTCTCGACTTCGACTCGAGCGAGCTCAGTATTAAGGCGCTCGAACGCTGACAGCAGGATCGCATGCTCAGGGGTTGAGAATGAACTCTCGAGTCTAGCCACGATCTCTGCATTTAGCGATCTGCCGGCCTGTTGTGCGGCGGCCTCGAGCTGCTCCTTTAAATCTGGTTGCATCCGCAAGCCAAACGGAGCGATATGGCTGGTGGGAGGGCGGGTGTTCGTGGTCTTTGTCATGGCTACACAGTGTAGTTAAAAAGAGCTTGACGCGATAGCTACACCATGTAACCATAGTTACACGATGAAGCTAGAAAGGAGTTAAGGTGAATACCGCAATCAAACCGTTCGGTCTTCGGCTTCCGCCTGATTTGAAGCAATGGCTGAGCACTAAAGCCCAAGCCAACAGGCGGAGCATGAACAGCGAGCTGATCCGCCTTCTGGAGCAAACCCGGATGCAGGACGAGCAGGCGGCGCTCCAAAAATAAACCCCGATCTGGCTTGGCGGCAGAGATCGGGGTTCGGTGAAATCCACATGAGGAATTCGAAATGAATGCTACAGCAGTCACTACCAAGATGCAACATGCGCTGACCTTCGGCGCGCATGAAGTCAAGACGATCACCCGCGAGGGGCAGCTCTGGATGAGCGGAACCGAGGTCGGGCGGTTACTGGAGTATGCGAGCCCGGAGAAGGCCATCAAGCAGCTCTACAACGCGCGCGCCGACGAGTTCACCACAACGATGACCAGGGTTATCAAGGTGATGACCGCAGGCGGCAAGCAAGCAGTGCGCTTCTTCAGCCTGCGCGGCGCGCACTTGCTGGGGATGTTTGCCCGAACGCCCAAGGCCAAGGATTTCCGTGTCTGGATTCTCAACATTCTGGGGATGTTTGCCCGAACGCCCAAGGCCAAGGATTTCCGTGTCTGGATTCTCAACATTCTCGATCGCGAAACCGCGGCGCTGAAAGAAGCGGCTCATGCAGGTAAGGAGCTCAGCTACAACACCCGCTTGGCGCTGCAGGGCATCTGCACCGAGGTCTACTTCATGGCCAGCTGGTGGCGTCACTTCGGCGAAGGGATCAAGCTCATCAGTCCCCATGCCTACAATCTGATCTACGAGCGTTTCCTGTTCGCGCCTGGCCGCGCTGACGAATTGGTCAAGGAGTTCGATCTGAATTCGAGGAAGCAGTCGGCCAACACCGAGCAGTGGGAGTACCTGGTGCGCGAGCGGCGCAAGGAGGCGAAGTTTGCCGGCCGTTACACGGAGTGCGCCCAATGAGCAGCCTGATTCCATTCCAGTTCGGCGAGCGGCCGATCCGCGTTGTCACGGATGAGAGCGGCGAGCCGCTGTTCGTTGGCAAGGATGTGTGCGAGGTACTGGGCTACGTCAACGCCGCGGATGCCATCGGCACCCACTGCCGTGGGGTAGCCAAACGCTATCCCATCGCCGATGCGCTCGGACGTATGCAGGAGACAAGAGTGCTGTCCGAGCCTGACGTTCTGCGCCTGATTGTTAACTGCTCCCTGCCGGCCGCTGAGGCGTTCGAGCGGTGGGTTTTCGAGGAGGTGCTGCCCACCATTCGGCGCACGGGCTCATACGCCGCGCCGGGCGTGCCCAGGACGTCTGCGCTCGAGCCGACGAAAGAGTTCAAGGCGCTGCTTGGCGTGGCCAAGCTGATTGGTCTGGACAAGAACGCGGCGGTCATCAGCGCGAACCAGGCTG